CTGCTTGTCTTCCGGCATCATCATTATCAAAAAATAGAACTATTTCCTCATATCCTTGTAATAAAGGTATTTGTTTTTGAATGTCTTTTTTTGCAGCCGCTGCGCCATGTGGTAACGAAACATGCGGCCAGCCATCCATCGCTTCCCAACCTGATGCGGCATCCAGCTCGCCTTCATAAATAATGATCCTTTTACCAGAAGTTGGGAACAGGTGTTGACCAAATAGTGTATTTGTCGTTTCACCTTCATATTTAAATTCTTTTAATTTTGACTTGGTTTTAAATCCTTTAAGCTGTCCAGAGCTGTCAAAATAAGGGAAGCGTAAGTGTGATTCATCTCTATAGATTTTGTACTTTTCGCATGTTTTTTCACTGATGTTTCGTTTTTGCAGCCTTTGGGCTGATCCTTTAAAAGTGACATTGCTTTGCATGTTATGAGTGTGGTGGGTGTTGTTGCCCTCTGTGTAGTGTTGGCAACTAAAGCAATAAGTGTGACCGTCCGTATAAATGCCATTGGCATCGGACGATCCACAGTTACTACATGGTTCGTGTCGTATAAATTCGCTTTCTGTCATGTAAGCCAATCAATTGGGATGGCGTGATAGGCACACCATCTAATGTTGTAGCGTTTGCACCATTGTGCATACGTAGTTTTCGATCTCTTAGAAATTTTCTTATATGGGTCTTGAAAAACAATTCTTAAGTCTATACCTGGGTTCTCAGTAATTACTTGTTTAACCTTACGTCTATCCTCTGGTCTCCAATAACCTTTTGTCTCTAAGATCACGCCGTTTTTTAATACAAAATCAGGCGTGTATAAGTGTTGAATCGTATATGGAAAACTAACGCCTTCATATTCATAATCAACACCTAGTTCACACAAGAGATCAGAGACTTTTTCCTCTAATCCTGATTTGAACATTAGAAGTCATCGTCAGGAATAACTTCTGCAACCGCAGCTGGCGTAACGTTTGGTTCATCAGCTTTAAAACCTGATGTCTTACCAAACAATTCAGCTACGCCAATTTCATCCATATCTCCTGTATCTAATCCAGCACCATTTTGTATGCTGACGATTTGTACACCTGATAGCTTAAGGCTAGTGCCATAGGTAACACCATCCTTAAGTATGTAAGGCTTTTGATGGAATCCTAATTTAACTTTAGATCCTTCATATACTGGTGTGTCTGTATTGGTAATGGGTGATCCTTCTGTGTCTACCACTGGAGGACGTTTATCATCAGCCCATGAAAATTTAATAAGAAACTTTCCTTGAGCTACTTTTTCCCATGGTTCAGGACGAAGCATGGATCTGGATTTATTTTTTAACTTTGACTCTGCCCATTTAAGACAGTCAACTCTTTCAGTCTCAAGTTTATTTACTATCTCCTCGCCTACAACAGCTTTAAGAGAATAGCCAAATTTACTTGGTTTTAATATCGCCTGATAACCTTCAAGGGTTACAGGATCTTTTGTTACGTGTATGTTTTTCATTAACAGAAAAAATAAGTGGATTCAATTACCTCGGACGGTTGAAGGTCTCCAATAATTGGTGGTTCTGTCTTTGCTCCAATAGATTGGGCAAAGGTTTTTAAAAAGTCATGCTCTGCAAACAGATGCATGTATGTATTCCGTACTAATGTGGATAGGTAGGTCATATCTGTTGCTCTACATAGAACGCTATCGTGTATCAAACTTATAGGTGCATCAAATTGAGTTGCAGCTATATGAAGCAGCGAAGCATCTAATGAATGGATAAGGTTTGGAGCTGTTGCATTCTTGTGATGTGCTAAATCAACTCCTTTTTCCTTGTCTGTTCCTACTCTTAAATTAGTTGTCCCAAACAATTGAAGTACAACTCTTTGATAATGACGTTTCATTAATCTCTGAGTAACTCGAAACCCTGATGGTGTTTCCCAAGACAATTCTTGTGATCCGTTCTTTATAGCTAGTGCTACTTCTTGCTCGATCCAGCGCATAACCTTCATAGGTCCTGGTACGACTAGCTCCATGGCATCTCGTACAGCTTTAACTGTTTGTGTTAGTTCATCTTTGTCTATCTCAATATCTATATCTTTAAAAGCTTCCTTAATATATTGTCTATTACTAAAAGGTTTAGCATTATAGGGTATAGTCATAACCACTCTTTTGGTTTTTTTTCTATCCCAGTAAGGTCTTAACCTCTCAGGTATCTGATCTCTACATTTGTCTGCTATAACTTGATATGCATCTTGAGGTTTGTCACTTGGTACAACATTGACCAAGCATGCTGTGGACTTATCCCTTGCTAACCCTGCCAGTATCTGTAGACCTGAGCATGTAGCATCAGTTGCCACGGGTAAACCAGTAGTTTTCTTGCCAGCTATGACTACAGAATAGTACTCATGGCATGCATGAAGAAATTGCCACGGTTCGTCAGCCATTTCCCAGTCACCAATATTATTAATAGGATCTCTAGCAACTCTAATAATTATTTGTTTATTGTCTTCAATAGACACCCAAGCTAATCGCTCCTCCATAGTTGCTTTATCAAGACCATAAGTAGTAGCTACTTGAAAAGCTAACCACTTCTTACCGTCTTCAGTTATTTCTGACTCCTCACTAAACCTCAGTAAACTCTTTCCAAAGTCTGTGTCTTGAGGTGTTAAAAAGCTAGGTATAGGGTAAGCTCGTCCGCGATAATCAAACGACCAAGGAATATAAAAATCTTTACCTTCAAACTCTCTGACACAATTCATTGTCATCCTAGTTCGGCAAGACATTCTCCATTCGTTATGGTTTTTGTTATGTGATATTGCAGCTTCTCTCTTCCATTGCTTTTTACTATCTTTATTAGTATCAAAGTCAGCTGGTTTAGGAGGTATTGGATGATTAATAACAGGACGAAACTTTCCTACTTCAATTTCTTTTTCCTCTAACTCCTTAGCTACTTCAATTATGAAGTCACTTAGTCGGTATTTAACCTTCTGTATTTGGTTTAAAAATTGATAGGTAGTTTTCCCCTGTCTAGATAACAGTTTGCCTCTTCGCACCATTTCATGGCATTTTGTTAACTCATTTAAGTAGTAACCACCATCATGTAATGTAGACCAATCTCTCGGTTCAATTAACATTGGTTTTGATAGTGGACTAAACAATTCTGTAATTCTTACTATTTCATCTTTATGCTTTAAAAAATCTTCTGTAACTGTTACGTAAGTAGTTTTCTTTTTACCTTGTATAACAACATCCGTAAACCAGCCTGATGATTTTTGTAAACACTCTAATAAAAATCCGCCAAGTTGTACTCTTAAAACACTATTCCAGGATTTCCATGGAACAATATCATATTTATTCATAATGGTCTGAACAGATTTACGCTTATATTCAGTACCTTTTGCTTGATGCCAATAATTTTCTTTTAATACGTTAAATAATGGAGCTGCTATGTTTTCATAATATTGCATCTGACATTCAGCTTCTAAAGCATGACCAATAGCTTCAGTTACGCTGATAACTAATTGGTTCTTACGTCTTGGAGAAAATACTTTATCAAATGTAAGTTTGGCTGTAATTATAGCTTGTGTTTCTGAATCAAGTCCAAGTAGATATGGCATTATTGCAACACGTCTAGCTGCGCCATATTCTTTTATCATTTGTATTCGTTCTGCTTTCCTTTCCTCTAGATATTTAATAAATGTAGGTAACAGACTAGTAATAGAAGCACTACCATAAATAGTTGCAGATGCGTATTCAGACTTTTCTTTTTTTAAAGTTTCCTTTCTTAACTTGTCTAAACCACCTCTTATTTGATTGCGTTCTAATTTCTGCTGCTGTTCAATTTCAGCTGTTAAAGGCATGCGATGAGTGTGTAATGTGGTCGCTAGATTATGGGTTGGATATTTGTCCCAATGTGGACAAGTCCTAAATAAAGATAGGGACTGAGTTTTACCTCAATCCCTATTTGACCTGTTCGCTAGTGTATTCGATTATCAATTTCATTTTAAGTCCGGCGCGTCTACCAATTCCGCCACACTCCCAAGGGTTTTGGACGTATTGATTATAACAAACGCGCTTAACATATCATAAAATCCGTAATAAAATACTCTTAAATCGGAACAGTTGGATTCGCTAGATAAGGTTTATATCGTGTTGATTACCTTCATCAGTAGCATGAGCGTATCCGAGAGTTGTGGCTATGTTCGCATGACCCATCATGTATTGAATATTTCTG